CAATTGCCAAAAAATATCCAGCTAAAAAACTATCCTTGCTTGATTTAATTCAAGAAGGAAATATTGGGTTGATGAGGGCTGTAGATAAATTTGACTGGAGAAAAGGAAATAAATTTTCTACTTACGTAACTTGGTGGATCAAACAGGCGATTGGCCAGCATGTTCTGAAGAGAAAGAGAATCATTCGACTACCCGCTCACGCGGCGTCTGTACAAAGGAAGCTAATTCAAGCTGCTGATGAATATAGGGAGGTCATGGGTTGTGATCCCACGCAAGAGGAGTTGCAAACACTTATAGGTGCCTCAGACACGGTTCTTAAGGCAACAATTCATAGTGGTAAGTCCATCATCTCTCTATCACAACCCATCTCTGCGTCCGAGGATAGTGAAACAATTGCTGACAAGATAGAAGATGATAGGTCCTCCTCGGATCCACACCACAACGTTGCCCAACAAGAATTGATGGGGATAGTAAAACAAGTACTTTCCTCCTTGTCAACAAAGGAGGCAGCAATTCTTAGACTCAGATTTGGTCTCGTGGATGAAAATATTGATGAATATCCAATCACAGAACAAGAAATGAAAGATGTGATGGAAGGTAAAGGAATGACGTGAATTTTTATATGGAAACCGCAATATCTCTGGCTATTGCTGTTCTTAGCATCGGTTTGTTTGCGTTGTCAATTGCTTATTCGTATAAAATTGTCATTGAAACGAATATCAAAAAACGCTTTCTTGACAAGAACGATGATACTTCAACAACGCAACAAACCATGAATGTGGCCGACGATCTTCAAAAAAGACTTGAGCAATTTAGGCAAGAGAGATTCTCTTCGTTGTCTACCAAACAGTCTAGAATTCCTGTCAGTCGTAAGTAAATCTTATAGGAGAAACATGGCCCTTAAAAAAGGTATGAAGGTTGAACGTGGATATGCGACCGTGACCGAGGATGAGGGTGTTAATTATAGAGATATCGCAGAGACGATGACAGAACTGGGGTTTCAAATGAATCATTCGTCGGCAAGAAATTATGTCTTGCGTGTGATGAGAAAATTCGTAGAAGCTCTAAATGCAGAATGGAGGTTGAGTCTTACAGAAGAGAGAATTCTTGAGATTACAAAATCTCCTGATTTTCAACAAGGTATTGCAGAAATTTTGCATTCGATTGAAAATAATCAAAAAAAATCTAATAGAGTGTGAGAATATTTAGATAACTCGAAAGAAAAAGTCATGAGTAGAATTAAAGTTAAAAATTTGCCTAAGCTTAAATTGTCTGACCTACTTAGGCGTCGAAAAACAACATTGAATATCTTTCTAAAAGAATTTGGAATTACCACATATGAATCTCTCTTTGAGAGATGTGACAGAATGGGTGTAGAGGCACCAAGCATGGATGAGTTTCTGAGTGTTAACCAACCCATTGTTAATAATCCTGCTGAGGGTGTAGTTGTTCTTGAGGCTCCGCCCGTGATTAAGGAGTCAACGGGTAAAGAAATTATTGAAGAAGTTCTAGATCCTGAGCCCACAGAACTTTTCAAGAAAAAACAGAAAAAAAAGAAAGACAGTAATAGTGGTGAAGTAGATGAGTGATTTCTCAGATCAACCTTGTGAACAGGTTATTCAAAGAAGAATAGTTAGAGAATTTAAGAAAAGGAATCACAACAGAGGTAAAAGTCCCAAGGAAAATCAAGTAACAAATGGAAATTCTCTAGAAATTCAGCCTGTAATCAATGCAGTTCGAGAGTATGGTAGAAGAACTCATTCAATTGGTGCCCTGCAAGGAGCACACGCTATGCAAACACTGATTGATAGCATTAGGGCACTTGGGCCACAACCTGAAGAATTGCAAAAGTTGCTAGAACGAGGCGATAACACGGTTTCAGAATTGCGATCTTATTTGCATAAAGCATACAAATAAAATCTTATGTGACATACATATTAATATGAGATCGACACAAGTCGAACTCGTTATTAATCTGAACGATTGGTTCATCGAACTAGTCGATAGGTTGAATTGTCGTCACGACACCAGGGCGTATATCTCTAGCGTACTTACACAGTACAAGTCTTCGGAAGATGATTTGAGTAAAATTTCTATAGTTTTGGCTTATGCCGAGGCGAAAAAACAAAGCAATTTTGTGAATTATAAAAAAATTGGCGATTGGGTGTTGTGGGTATCATCAACTCATCCACAATTTTTTGACAATCGTGAACTAGTACAAACTATAGGACAACTTTCTTATAATGCTTGTAATAAATTGCTTAGGGGTAGTTGGCCATTGTATGAAGAACTTGCTGATAATCTACCTGTGATTACTCGACATGTCAATAAAGAATTTTTGCGATTGTCAAAATGATGATCATTATGCCATAATTTCTACCATTTCAAGATCAATAAGATTTTGCATAAAAGCAGCAAATTCAGGACTTGGTGCTTTCTCTGGCGTAGATGAAGTGAAAATTTATAATGCTATTAACAGTTGTCTATCTTCTTTGAAGATTTCAAAGATAATTACGTCTTATGTGATTGAAGATGTAATACGACTCACTGAGGGAGTTACCATTACAACGGAAAAAAACATAGGTTCAATTTCTCCCGGACAATTGTATTGCGATTCCGACGGCAAAGTACGTGGCATCATCATATCAAATGATGATAGACAATTTTGTGTGCTAAGAAATCATCCTATTTTGCCTAACACATCTAAGATTATTGTTTCAATCTATCTAAAAAATTGTGACGATAGGTTCCTCCTTCAGGTTGAGGAAGCTTAAAATGACAATAATTATGTCAAGATGAATAATAAAGAAATTTTGAAAAAATTTATTCGTGAAGCCCTAAATCAACTTGATGAAGAAACAAAAATGCCTGGGAAGTTTACTGGATTTGTCACAGATGAACCACTATCACCAGAAGATGAAATGAGATTGGGTGGTGATACTGGTGAAGAATTTGATGAAGGCGATGAGTGAGGCGCTTTATGTCTGACAACTATAAATTGCTTAGAAAATTGATAAAAGAAGTAATACTTGAATATGGTCAAGCCACTGGCGCTTCTGGGTCAGATCCCACAGATGTTAAAGGATTTTATCCTTATGATCTTGAAAGAGGCGTTGACATTCAAGGATATTGGTACCGTTCGCCTGGAAGAGGTAAAGGGAGTGACGGAGATCCAGGAAGACCCTCTAATGCTGAAGAATACATTGGTATGAATCCTGAAAAAGAGTCGGCAATGGAAACACCAGCCTCAACAGAAAAGTTATAATGAAGAAAGAAGAGCTTTTCAGATTTTTTATAGAATTTCTAATGAACAATTCGTGTGTCTGGGTTGACAAACACACGAATTGTGTTGACGTAATAACTTGCTGCAGCGGCAGCGCCAGCGACGCAAGGCCTGATTTATGCAAGAATCTGGATCCTTTGCGGTCTTTGATCCCGTGTTAACGCGTCTCATGCCGCACATCCTCTTGCAGAAGCTTCTCTGTCGAGGAGAACCCACTGGTGATGATTCGGTGCCCTTGCACTTCCTTTTCTTTTTCTTCCTTCTCTTCTCAAGGATGAGTTGAACCATCTCGCGAATCAAGCCTTCGTTTTTCTTCTTGATGTCGAGAGTCTTGGGGTATCCTTCCTCACCTGGTCTCTTTGGCCTTTTCCCGGCCTTCCTGCGCCTATCTATGTTGTACCATAGGCCTTTGTTCTTGCTGCTTTTACGACGCTTACGACGGCGTTTACGTTCAGACAAATCCCCTTCTACGACGTCGTCCTCGTCTTCGTATTCATCGCTAAATTCATCATCGAAGTCTTCGTCATCTTCGTATTCATCCTCATCGCCTTCAAAGTCCTGATCTTCATCATCATAGTACTCTTCATAATTGTAAGGCAGCACGTCTTCATCGTATTCTCCGACGTGCTTTGATAGATGTGTCATGTAACCGTGCACATCATCCAGATCTTCATACACAGAATTTAGTTTTGCCTGCACCCAGGCAGGCAAGGAATCTTCCCTGTCAATTATATCCTGAAGTTGTCCGATCATGGACTGAGATCTGTCGAGGTTACTAAGGGCCATCCCGCCCTCCTCACCTATGCTTTCATCGTGATGAATTTCCCAAGGTTTTTTTGCGTTCATGTCGAATATACATATTGACGAAATTCACATCAGGCGTAAAAAGCTAATTATGTTTGGTCACACCGACTCTTATTACATACATATGTGAGCGTAAGGTGACTTACGCAAGCGCTAAGTAACCGAGCTTGACTGCCTAAGTACGGTAGGACCTGATGGTTTGAGGTGAAAGGCGCTTCAAACAAACTCAGGTAAAAATTTTAATATACATTTGATCAGCTAAGTGATACCTTAACATACCATGAAGAAGCACTTGTTTTTTATTTCAACAATTCTTGTCACTCTTAGCGTAGCTTGTCAGACCGGAAGCGCTACACATTCCAAGACGGAAGGAGCAACAGGCGGTGGCGCCGTAGGCGGAGTTTCTCCAGCAACAAGCAACACTGTCCAGGAGGTTCCGTCTGCCAATGTTACGCCAGCATCATCAAGCGCAGGCGCAGGTGGTGTAGGTGGCGTGGCCAAGTTATAAATTATGTAATTAAAAAATTCGAGGCGCCGCGGCGCCTTGAGTGCTTTAAAGTGCAAAGACTTTTCACGGTAAGATATACTGACAACATGGCAACAGTCATTGATATCCTTGAGCGCCTGGAATCTGATAACTCTAGACTTTTCAAGGAGGAAGTGCTAGAATCTAATCGCAGTAATGCGCTGCTTCGCGAAGTGTTTATTGCTGCGTTTGATCCTTATGTCAACTATTACGTCTCCAAATTTAAGGCTCCGAAGATTTTTAGATGCCAAGGAGACGATGATGTTGTGATTGAATCTTTCCTGAAGCTCATCGGTGATCAGCTCTCCACGCGAAACCTGACAGGTAATGCCGCAAAGAACGCAGTGGAACAGTTCTTCCTCACCTTGGATGAACGTCAGGCAAAATGGTGCACTCGCATCCTACTGAAAAATTTGCGTTGTGGAGTCCAGGAAACCACGGTGAACAAGATTTGGCCAGGTTCAATCTCAAAATTTTCAGTTCAGCTGGCGACCAACGCTTCTGCAATCCACGATCCAAATAAAGGCATTGTCATCAATGAAAAATTGAAGTATCCCATGCGGGTCGAGCCCAAGCTTGATGGGCTCAGGTGTGTCGCAGTGAAACAAGCAGGTTCTGTGACCATGTATACACGAAATGGAAGCCTGCTCGAAACCTTGCCTAAAATCAAGGCAGTCCTAGAGGCGGCACCTTATGATGACATTGTGTTGGATGGTGAAGCGATGGGTGAGGATTGGTCAGAAAGCGCTTCAATTTTGATGTCTCACAAGTCAAGAAAGGATGATGATAACATTGTTTACCATGTGTTTGACGCAATTCCTTTGGCGGATTGGATTGACCAAGAATCCAGCGAAGATCTCCCGTTTTCTGTTCGGATTGACATTGTTGCTGACGTTGTTGCGTCTCTTGGGGAAAACGCACCGGTGAAACAGGTCATTGGTAAGGACGTCAATTCTGACACGGAATTGCTATCTTTCTATGCCGAGGTGATGAACCGTGGGTACGAGGGCATCATGTTGAAAGATCTTGACTCACCTTACATTTTCAAGCGTGGCGATCACATCAAGAAGCTAAAGCCTGTCACCACGTTTGAAGGCACGATCGTGGGACACTATGTCGGCAGGCGGGGCACAAAGCGCGAAGGGGTATTTAGCGGATTTGAGGTTCTGTTGTCTAATGGCGTTGTCACCCGGGTGGGTAGCGGTTTTAATGACAAGTTTCGAGCAGAAGTACAAGTGAGTGGGCCTGATAGTTATATCGGAAAGATTGTGGAACTCGAAGGACAACCGGATCCATTGACAAAAGACGGCCTGACTGAGGACGGAAAGGTGAGGTTTCCAGTGTATGCTCGATTGAGAGATGGGGCTGATGTCGATCCTATGATCACAGAGGTCTACGAGAAATATCGAGAAAATAAATGAAGTTCCACATAGGAGACCTTGTGACAGTTACTGACGTGGGCATCGGTGAGTTGGAATTGACATCCGACCCACAAGACTCTTTGATGTCGTATGACAAGTACAAAGAGATAAAGGTCACAGGTCACCTAGGTGTTAGGAACTTGGGCATCGTCACCATGGTAAAGAGTCACGATGCCCGCAGGGTGTTCATAGTTGGACCTAGGGGATCCGGTTGGACAATGGGAGCGTGGATCAAAAAGATTATATAAATTCTTTGCAGTCAATCCGAGTTTTGACAACACGAAGTTGAGAACGTAGGTATCGTCAGCACCCCATGAATCGTAATCGGGACCTGAGGCGAGAACCGCGCCGGCATCAACTTGATTATCGTTCTTATCATACAACATCCAATGTATGTTTGCGCTTCCTTCGCTCCCAAATTTATTTATCCACGCACCTATGACCCTCAACGTAGTCGCAGTTTGCGAGAGCACTTGGGTTGGAGTTATTTCCACCTGTAGAGGTGGTGATTCAGATGGATTTGGTATGTCAGTTGGTAGTATTGGCATTGTTTATTCTCACTGTAAATCTGGTCCGACCCACTCTTCCCATTGTTCACATTCAATGGTCGTAAGCGCTCTATTATATGCAGCGAACGAACGTATGTAACCTCTAAAGTTTCCATAATTTGAACCGTAATCTGCTCCCAATGTTGAATAAGTGGCAGCGGTCGCAAAATTTCCTGTTCCAACAGGCGTAATTGGCGATCCGTCTAGGCGAGCAGTGTAGCTTGAAGCAGAGGTACTGTCCATGCCGTCATACGTAACAATCAATCTATGCCTATTGGTGTCTAGGGCTGCTGCGTATCCTACTCCTGGATTTGATGAACCTGCGGGATAAATGAATCTCCAACATAGTGAAGTGTAACCGGAGTAATTGGACGCGTATATGTCCGTCATATAATAACTTCCAACTCTTTCTCCAACCAATCTTGCCAACAACATAAATTCAGTCCCAGATCCAGGCAAAGACGTTAGTTGAAAATCAAAGCACAAAGTCGCAGCCCCAGTTGCAAATCCTACATATGAACTAGGAGCATATGCTCCAAAATACATGCCTGCTGTATATGGAGATTCTATGTCACTACCAAAATATCCTGAATCTGCGGAACTACCATTCACAGTCATCACGGAAGTTTTATATTGTGGTCTTCTTTGAGACGTGCCACCAATAGCTTCTGCATGATAACCGTTGGTGCTATCATCTTTCCACCACCCAATTCTGTCATTATTTACAGGATATCCACCTCCGTTATTTGCGTTAATTGACATATTGTTACTTCCGTTAGGGGGTGAAAGCAACAAAAAAGAACCATTAGGCGCCTTTGGGACAGGAGGACCTGAAGGAGTACTTTTTCCAAACGCAAATCTTCCTTGGAATGAACTTAGCATATGATCACCATAAACCAAATGACGTCAATTGGCCCAAGATTTCATATGAACCTGACACATTTAGTATACTAAATGAAATCACGTCTTTTTTGTTAGCAGTACCAGAAGGTGCTGCACTACCTTGCCAATTCAGATTGGTTGTAGAACCACCAATCTGAACTGAGGTTGGAACATGAGCGGTTGCGCTCTGTGAAACAATCAACGTACAAGAGGTTCCAAATCCTTCAGTTGTGTTAAGGTTATTAAAATTTGCCGTTGTCCATGCAGAGTCCGGAAGAACGTAAAAAATGTGTCCCGTGGAACAATCAAAACTCATCGTAGCGGCTGAGACTGATCCAGTAAGAACATTAAATTTTTCTTTTATTCTTGCAAGATTTACGTTCTGTTCCAGCGCATTTAGTGAACCACTAAATACTATGTCGCCACCAAACAAAGAAACTTTTCTTTCTGCTCCAGATGACACAGAATTTGAACCAGAAACATAAAAAAATACATCTGTTCCTTTATCATTTGGGCTTCTTACGACACCATATTCGTTCCCAGAACCAACAAATGCTGCAGAACCTGAAGTGTACCAGGACCCAGCGTAACCGGAGTCAGAAATAAAAAAATCATTAGCATTAATTCCAGGCACTGCGCTTGGCCCTGCAAATTCTCCTGAGGATATAAACACACCAGGTGAAGTATTGCCAACAATACCAGTGTTCAATATATTGTATCCATACAACATACCGACGCTATCAATTTTGTAGATTCCGGCATTTGATATGTAAACATACTGACCAACTGAAAAACAGTTGTTATTTGTAAAATCAACATTTACAGTTGAGTTTACTGCAGGTACGGTGAACGAGTTATAAGTGGTAGTATATGCGCTGGGTCCGGTGGGTCCGGTAGGGCCTGTATCACCTGTAGGCCCTTGAGGTCCTGTATCACCTGTAGGCCCAGTTGTTCCTTGAGGGCCTGCAGGACCTGCCATGGCACCTATTGCGACTACAGTGAATCTTGGAGCGTTGCCTGTAGCACCAGTATTCAAAACATTAAAACCAGGAGTTGCAGTACTATCAACAAGGTATATTCCTGCACCTTCTATGAAAATATATTGACCCACTTCAAAACAATCATTGTTATTGAATTCAACTGGGTTTGTTGTGCCTGCCGTGGGAACAGTGAAGGTCGTAGTGGTCACTGTGTATGCATTTTTACCTGCATTTCCCGTGTTTCCTGTAGCCCCAGTGTTTCCCGTGGGACCGGTAGGACCGGCGGGACCTGTTGGTCCGGTGGGGCCTATGGTATTCACAACCGGTGGTGAACGATAAAATGAATACGTCTTGCGTGATCTTGTGGAGTCATAATTTCCCATGGTCTTGTCCGTTTACATATTTATGTATAGGTCTTGAATTAAGGTAACACATTCTTCTCAAGAGTGTACCATATTCTGCACGAGAAACATTTATGTTCAATAAAAATGACACGTGTGAAACGTTGGCACAAGAAATAAATTGTGATTCTAAAAAAGACATTAAAATTGAGTGGCCAACAGGTGATGGAGTGCTGCACATATATGATGATTATCAACCGTTGTTTACTTCAGCTACCTGGAGCGTCACTGCCAAGTTGAACGGTAAAATGATAATAAACACCGTTCCTTCTCAAAAGCCGCATGATGAAAGATTCATCAAGAAGTGGGCGCAATACGTCATCAGGAATAGAAAGCAATGGTTGAGGGACGTAGGGGTGGACGTATTTTCGGAGTACATCAAGTGGGGAGGAAACGTGGAGGACCTAAATGAATCGTTATTCATCATGGTCGGTGGACGCCCTGAGAGGTTACCTTATCATGTCAGAATCTTTTCTTGCGAATGCGTCTTCTGATTATGCAAAAGATCAATATAACGGTAGGTTGAACGAAGTGAAGGTCGAGCTCGAAAAAAGAACAAGAGAGGCCGCTGAGGCCGAAGCGCTGTCTCAGGAATCTAGCACGGTTTCAGGTAGCCTATAATTAATACATGAAAAAAATTGAAATTGAAAAACCCGAGAGCCAGATGTCAGCTACACAATTTGTGTCACTCATAAAAAATGTTGACAGGCATAAGAGAGAGGAGCTTGTGCTGCAGACGCTGTTGAACGGTGATGTTCCGACGCACATGAAATATTACGTTGACATCACTCAAGTTTTTAAAGACAAGAGCGAAAATGTCAGAAAGTTGGTCATCAGCGTGTTGCCTGATTTTCTCACGGTAGGTAACGACTCTGACTATGTAAGAGTTCCGATGAACCCTCTCACTGCGCAGCGCCTATGTGACGCTTGGGGATGCACAATGCCCACCACAAAAATATCTGATATTATTTGGGGTGCTACCACAAACAAATTGCAACCATTGCCTTGGGGGCCTCCTTATGATGCATCAATGATGAGCGTGGACAGAATCGTGGTTCACAATAAGAGAATTCAGGATCAGTTGAGTAAGGTCAGTGGGTTTGACCCAAATAATGTCATTTCAGGTCACAAAAAAGACGTTGTTGTGACTAACAGATTGTCGAAACAATCCAAGCAAGTTGCCATATATGGCTGGCACCAATTGTCTGGGAAACCCATTCAACCTCTTTATCTTGGACACGAAAATACTTATGCTGACTATTCACACGGAATAAGGTTGGTGTCTCTGTCTTGCACGCTGGATGATGTTCCTATGAGCCTTGCCGACTTGTTGAAGGATGAAAACCTGTGTCACTCACTCAGTGATGAGGGACCCATGCAATCTTTGAGACAACCTGACGCTTTATCGTATGATAAAATAATTTACTGCAATAATTATGTCCATGAGAGTAAGACTTTCTGAGCTAAAAAGAATAATTCGCAGTGTTGTTTATGAGTGTTACGGTTGGCCTGTCGAAAAGGAGGTTCCCCTCTATGGCGTTAAGTCAAAGTCATGGGGACCTGAAAATCCAGTAGATCCGGCTAACAAGAAGCTAAAGTTGCCCAAGGGCCTGAGCTCCAAGTCGAAAGGCGTGAGCCTCAAGGAATCATTCAACAGGATCACTTCACGTGAATTGCAGGAATGGTCAAAGGGTAACTATGGTTATCTACATGAGGACGGAGAATCTTCTAAAGATCCGCTAGACGAGATGGATCTAGATGAGGTCGGTCATGATCCCATGGATGAAGGCGATACTTGCAGCGAGTGCGGTGGCATGAAAGAGTACAATGAAGTCACATGTGAATCAGAATGCTCACAGTGCGGTTATTTATTAAACATTTTGCTCGCACTAAGTTATAGTATCAACATGTTGCTCAGATAAGTAACATATGTCAGAGGCGGAAGCATACGCACCCGGATAAAAACGGATGAAACAGAAATGTTTCTGAGGGTATCAAATCCCTCCTGATAAAGTGAAAATTTGAGCAATGTGGAGGATACGGTCTCTGGGTAGACAACCGGCCTTGAACACCGGCGATACCGAAAGGTATGTGGTTCGACTCCTCTATCCTCCGCAAATTGACACGCAAATGTCAATCAATGGCCTCATCGTCTAAGGGTTAGGATAGCGGGCTTTCAATCCGTCAATACGAGTTCGAATCTCGTTGAGGTCACCATTCGGTTTGCCACTGTGGATGGAATAGGCAGACACGTCGGATTCAAAATCCGATGCCCTATGGGCGTGAGGGTTCGACCCCCTCCGGTGGCACAGTTTGTACACAAATACACACGAGTATCATGATGAAAAAAATCAAATTGCTACTGCCTCTGTTTTTTTTGATTTTTTATACGTCTTGTTATGAATCATCCTTTTGTAACAAAGACACTGAATGCGCTTCAGGTAGAGTTTGTAGTTTTGGATCATGCGTTGATCGTGAACCTGTTCAGAGCATCACAAATTCTCAAGCCAAAGATTGTGGAAAGGTAAACATTCAGTGTAATTGTGCGACCACAAATGCTTATCCAGGCACTGTTAGTATGACTAACAATTGTGATTCTGGAAAACAAATTTTTCAAATTTGTCCTGGAATTTGTGAGCCCGGGTTTGGCGTTCCATGGCAAACAACTTGTTATTGCGAATGAATTTTATTTCCATAGCCAACATAATTTCTTACGTTATATTGATTTCATTTATGAACATTGGTGTGCCAGAAGGTACACACGTAAGAAAACATCCTAAGATGATAACCTCTGTATCAGAGATTGAATTGATGAGCATCATCAGTGAGTCTCACACAGAGGTTTTTGGTTACAAGCCTTCCGATGAGAGACTCTCGATGGCGTGGGCCATGGTTGCCCTTGAGAACGGAAAAGGCAAACACATGTGGAATCACAATGTGGGAAATATAGGTCCTGGTCCTAAACACGATTATTACGTACATTCAAATAAGACCACATATAGGTCTTTTCCCACCTTCATAGAAGGTGGAATCGCGTATTGGAATACCATCAAACGATGTTCAGCGGTGTTGAAGTATTTTGATATTGGTAATTCAAGAGAAGTAGCTTTGCAACTAAAACGTTGTAATTATTACGGAGCGGACGTCTCTATCTACATAAATGGAGTCTCTAGCTTGTACTGGGAAGCTACGGGAAAGGTATTGCCAAGGTTCAAGAAAAATGAAAGTGATAAATAGATTTGTAGGTGACTATTCATTCTTGAATAACTTTTTTCCTTCCACAATTTACGTGGAAGGATTTTCATATCCTACCGTTGAACATGCATACCAGGCACACAAAACTCAAGATTCATCAATCAAAGAATTGATAAGGTGCGCAAAAAGCCCCATGATTGCAAAAAAGTTGGGAAAAGCAATTCTTCTACCTGAGAATTGGTCAATGGTCAAGGTTGATTTGATGAGAAAGCTTGTGAAACTCAAGTTTGAGAATCCCATCCTAAGAGAAATGTTGTTGTCCACTTCAGACCTTGAACTGACTCAAGAAAACATGTGGAATGATAAGTTTTGGGGTGTGTGTAAGGGAGTAGGAGAAAATTGGTTGGGTAAGATATTGATGGAGGTAAGAGATGAGATACGAGCTGAAAAGTTGGCAGACGTGGTGCTTGATAATTTTGATTAATTTTTCGTTTTCATGTTATGTTGAGTGGGATTATCCGATTGCTCCGCGAACAGATCCTTGTGCAGGAAAAATTGACGTTAACATTGCTTATGTAAATCCAAAATGTAGGAGGCAATTTCCGCCTCCACCCGATCCAGCACACAAGTGAATTGGTCAATCAAGTGTCACACTCTGATAGTTATGATAGTATCTAAAGAGTGGAGGACGCGATGAGTGACGTAAAACAGGTCATTGTGGTCAGAAAAGATTTGAACATGAGAAAAGGCAAAATAGCCTCTCAGGTCGCTCACGCATCAATGAAATTTTTGTTGGACAACAATGAAGCAGAAAGAGGGGATGAACTAGTAATCAAGTTGACTCCTGTTGAAGCTATGTGGTTCACAGGATCATTTACCAAGGTTGTCGTTAGCGTTGACTCCGAAGATGCGCTAAATGACCTTGTTTTTAGGGCTGAGATTCAAGGAATAGAAGTTCATACCAT